AAATTTCGTATGGCTGATCAGAACTCAATCCTGGCAGTATAAAAGTTTGGCGCAAGGGATCGGCTTGCTCAGGTGGCAACCGTTGTTCTTCAGTGATAAACTCTCTAGCTCTCATCTTGGATATCCTTTGAATGCCTTTATTGGACTGTCAACATAGGTAGACTTTAACTCTTGGCTGCGGTTATCTCCATTGTTCAAATCGTGTGTTTCACTGCCAGTGGCCTGTAGAGCTTGCTTCAGCATGGCTGCTTCTTCATCAGTGTACGGGTGTGCTGTGTTGTAACGTCCGGCCCAACTTTCTGTATCTAGATCCAATGGCTTGCCTGATCCATCAGCTGCGGCCACAGCCATCATGACTCGATTTAGTTCGTAGGTACGATCATATCCGCCATAATCACGAAACTTGGTGAGGCCTCGAGTTCCAGCTTGGCGACGTGAGCCAATTTTTCCAACCTGTTTCTCAATGAGAAACTCTTGAGCTCGCACCCTTAGCCTCCAATTACACCGGATTGTGCTGAGCTTGCTGTACCTAATTCTTGTACAGTAAAATTTGTGCCAACAATTGTTAATTTGTTTCCAGCGCCTACATAAATTTCTGTAACTGTGGTTGCTGGAACACTTACTGCATTGCTATAGATGTTGCCAACAGCGGCAACCGTGCCAACTGCTGGAGCATACACATTAAATGTTACGGCTGTATTACCTGTGCTGATACTGGCTTTGTCAGTATACCACACCGCATTTGCTGCACTTGTGTAAACATTTGCTTGAGACATAATCTATTAACCTTTGTAATTTTTCCAAGTCTTGAACAAACTACGCTCAAGCTCAACATTCTCTTCCATGCTGACCTGGCGACGTAATTGGCTAGCAACCACAGGAACTGTGGTTTGGCCAGTACTCTTAGGACCATTCAATCCGCCTGAATATGTACGCAACTCAGGTTGAGCTGGTAATGTTTCAGTGTTGGTTGGCCAGTCTGGACTGTTTTCGTCAACAATTTCATTGCAACCACATGGAGTGTTACCACATGTTGGACATGTTGCAGGAACTTGGCTTTCAAGTCCAGCTAATTTTAACAACATCATTAACTTGGCAGCTTCTTCACCGTCGGCGGTAATAGTAAGTGTTGGTTCCATTCCTTCGCCGCACTCTTCCATTTTGGATTGAACAGAAATACTTTCTGTGATCATATGTTCAACTTGATTATTAAATCCTTCGTAAACACCTTTGCCAAATTGCATACTGCCAGAAGATTTTTTAGCAGAGACTGGTGCTGTGGCTACAGAACCAGACACAGTTGTTTCGTCAACTTTTTCTTCTTTTTTATCCTTGGCGGCTTTTTTCATTGTCTCTTTTTTATTGCCATCTTTATCTAGATCTAAAAAGTCTGGCTTGCCAGCTTCTTTAACTTTTTCTGGCAGACCCGTTTCTTTGGTCTTGGCAAACTTCTTAAGTTCACCCTGGGGCATCTTGGCCATTTCTTTTGAAGCGCCACGCAGTTCTTTTTTAGGAATCTCGCCTTTTTGTGCGGCATGTGCTATGCCAGCAGCTCTGCGTTGTGCTACACTGACAGCTTTTTCCGCAATGGGCTGTTCTTCAGCACGTTCTGCATGCTGTGTCAGCATGTAGTCTCTAGCAGTGTCAATGTATTCTTGAGCCAAGGTGATTTTTTTCTGTACCCATTCTGGTAAATTTTCTTCGTCACGTAGAATACGGTGTAATTCTTTGGCTGCACTTATAATAGTGTGCATTTGTTCTTTGGCCATGTCGCCTTCACGATCATATTCGCCGCGATCAACTCCTTCACTGCTCATGTTTGACGGACGTGTCATTAAAACACCATCACTGTCAAGATCTTCTTTGGTCTTGGTAGGACGGCCGGCTTTGTACTTGTAGCTCTTGGCTGTCACACGCTCAGGACCTTTATCTTTGCCTTTTGGACGGCCACGGCGCTTGGGTGCGCCACCTGTGGCTTCTGGATCTGTTTCTGGATCATCAAATGTTTCTGGCTTGCGAGTATAAACTGTACCAGTAGACACTTTGCGTTTGTCGTAGCGGCCTGTGCCTTTTTCTTTTTCACGACTGGCCAACCATGCATCCATCTCTTTAAAACCTTCTTCAAGGTCACTAGTGTCCGTAAATTCTTTATTGCCTACTTTGAACTTGCCACCTTTTGGTGTTGCCTTGAGTGCAGCTGTAAAAGCATTGCCTTCTTCCATGTCAGCTTCGTCCATCTTGTTATAGCGATCACGAATTTGATCCATTTTGTCTTTGCCGGCATGTTCGCGACCAGCTTTGCGCAAGGCATCCATGCCCTTCTTGCCATATTTCTTGTCGCCGATATAGGCCTGTAGCGCACTTTCATCCACGCTGTCACACTTGCATGGAGCACAATCGCATGCTGGGCATGTGCCTTCTTGGACTGACTCTTTGGGATGACGCAACTTGTTTAATACTGCGCCAGCTACACGTTCACCAGCGGCCTTACTACCATAACGCTTGCTGGCATCTTTGGCAATCTTGCCAAAGTTCTTGCCTGGCTTGCCAATATCTTTACCAGCGGCAGCTTTCTTTGCACTGTAATCTGCTTCGGCCACATCATTAGGATTTTTGCCTTGCTTCAAGTCGTCCATGGCTTGAGCAATTCGAGCGTTACTAAAGCCAGCATCTTTGGCGGCCTGTGCCATTTTTATCATGGATCCACCAAATTTTTTCTCTACATCTTTTTTAGTAATTGGCAACCCTGGAAGTCTTTTAGCCTGACCTTCGTTTAACGCTTGTGTCAGTGGAGACTGAGCAACAGTTTCAGCTTGTTTAGATTCAGCCAGTTGAGCCGCATCTTGTTTGGCAGATAAGTCTGCTAGTCTTTTGTTGAGGTTATAGAAGAATGACATTTTTACTTTCCTGTAAATTATATGTTATTTATACTGATTTTAAGACTTTGCACTTATCACCGTGCCACTTAGAATAGTTGGCTGTATCACAAGTTTTATTGCAATGCGGGCAGGTTTTTTTAATTTGTGATGGGTGTGTTCCGTTGGACATTCTTTTAAGATTATTTGCTGATCCAACAAATGCATGTTTTCCTTCTGCTATTTGCCAGAATGTTTTTTCTCTTAATTTTTCTTTTACTATAGGGTTAGACGATGCTTTTCCTGCCGCATGTAAATCCGATATCATGCTGGTGCCATCTGGTCTTTTCAAAAAATTATGTGTTCCGTTGGCTAATCGTTTAACGTTTCCTTCTCTTGTTATTCTTCCACCAGAAAATGCATTCTTCCCTTCTTTGGTTCTTTGAATACTGTATTCAGATGCTCTTTTTGATAACTCGTCTGGCGATAATTTCATTCTCATTGAAATAGCAGAACACGCACCCCAGTCACCATGAGATTGATGTATGTTGTGATGTTCTTGTATTGAAACGGCTATTAAATTGTCGAGACTATTGTTGTTATGATCGCCGTCAACGTGATGTATATCATAGGTTCGGCCATCCTGATCTTTTGGAATAGGGCCGTGATATTGTTCGTAAATCTTACGATAATTTTTAGAGGTGTAAATACTCATGCTGATTGCTCCTTCAAAGCGTTAGAGCCCTTGGATGTTTCCGCATCGCGAAGGGCACTTTTATTTACCGTTAGCCCCGAGGATTGGCGCCGGTAGCCGGACGTGGTGGACGCTTTACCTTGGTCATTGGGCTAGTAACTCCCATTGGTAAGTCATTTGTGGTTTTAGCAGGAGGTGTTTTGCCACCGGCCACTGTAAAGTCACTACGGTATGCGTTCTTTAACACAGCATGGTCATATGGACCTGTAGAATAATCTTTACTCAATGCTTTTTGTTCTGCATCCGGAGCAGGATAATCTGTATCGGTTAACAAATTTTTATTTTCAGCTTCAACTTTTTCACGCTCACTATCCATACCTTCTTCATGTGGTGTAGTCAACATAATAATACGATTTGGATCCATCATTAACATTTGAGCAATCTGTTTGATCTGTGGCTCAATGGCTGGATAGCGGAATTCCACATCCATGCTGGTCACGCTGTCGTTACTGTGCTTTGGAAAGTCAGCGGGCTTGAGTTGTACCGGTGTGGTTTTTGGCTTGCTGACCTTTACAACGTCAAACTGTGCAAGTTTTTCCTCTAGCTGTTTGATAAAGTCAGGAGCAACGTCACCTACAATTTTAATACGATAATTGTAGGTTCTTTCACTTTCTGTGAGGTATTGTTGAAAATTTTTCATTAGTTTATTCCCTATATGATATTTATGCTTACTCAGTCTTTTGGTCTCTAGAGGCCATTAAACGTTCTAATAAATCGTTACGATTTAGTACTTGTCCGTGTGCTGTTTCTACCGTTTCCTCGGGTGAGTTACGGGCTTGATCTTGATCTAATTTAAGTTTTTTCAATTGTAAATCAAGCATTTTTAACTTTTTATTCAGTTTGGTTGTCTTGGCAGTTAGAGCATGCCCCAACATCGTACTTGCCACAGCAAACAATTCGGCAGAGTATCTACTGTCAACTTGCATACCCAAATCCATCAAATCGTCAAATGTTTCTTGTGCCTTAGATGCTATGGCATCCAGTTCGCCATCGCCGGTTTCTAGATCTCGCACCATAGGCAATGCCGCATCTATTTTATCTATGGTATCGTCGATTTTTGCTAACTGCGTTTGTGTGTGTTCTACAGTGGGATCCTCGGTAGATGCCTCTGCGGTTGGAAAATCAAAAAGTTGTTCGAGCTTTCGGGTCATACCCTATTTACCGGACTTTTTGTTACCTTGATGATAAATTTGATTTTCGTTAATCACTCTAAAGGTAAGTCCGTTTTTCTTTGCCCATAATGTAGCTTGATGCCATTTAGCATAGTTTACAGCTACAATAGCACGGTCGCGGTCAGATGCTTTGCTTTCGATTAGGCTTTGTTTTTTAGGTTTGATCTCAATCAATTCAGCAACGGTGGTGTTGTTACGTCCGCGATAGGTCACTAAAAAATCTGGAATATACATACTTTGTTTGCCAGTGAGTGGATTGCGGTAAGGTATTGCAATACTCTCGCTGGCCCATTGTAGCACATTGTCGTTTGAGTCTAGGAACATCATAAACGTGAGTTCCCAGCCACTGCGATATCTTGGTGATCCTTTGCCCACATACTTGGCAGTGTTCTTTACAGTATAAGCACCTTGACGAAAATTAGCCATTGGTCAAATCCTGATGTTTCTAGAGACGTAGTAATTGGATTGAGTGGGTACGTTAACACCTAACAAGGTGCTGCTGCTTCGTATGCCATTTAGATAATAGGCCAGGGTCAGTGTGACCTCAGGAGCACTTTGCCCTTGAAATTGTTGCAATAAATTCATAACTGGTATCCCAGTTTGATGTGCTACACGAAATACTGACACAGTAAAATTTCCTGCAGCTTCTTTGGTTCCAAACACAGATCTAAAATAAGAATAGACTGCGTCGTACTCATCCACTGGTACCTGTTGTTGATAACCATAAAAGCGATCAAATATTTGTACAGTCTGGTCAGTTTTGTTATTGACTGCGTTTACAGATCCCATTTTTTATCCGCCACTGACAAGGTTACGTAGTTTTGTTGCCGCATCAACACCACTGGGTGTTGGAAACAATTGGCCGCCTTGACGATTGGCCACTGCTTGTACAGCGCCAGGTAATCCTCCAGCAGCCGCTCCAGCCAATCCAGCCACTAATCCTTGGGTCAATGCTCCTGACCCGGCCAATGCGCCATTTAAGAATGAAGCTGCAGTTGGAACTAGAGCTTGTCCAACTGCACCCAATACATTTTGCAAAGTGTTTTGACCTTGCGCCAATGCTTGTAAATCTTGTTTGTCACCTTGTGGGCTGCCTCGTACAGTGCCTTGAGTTTCTACTGTGGCTGTACTACCTGGCACAGCAATTGGACTTGGTACTGTGTCATAATGTGAAGGATCAGCAAAACCAGTAACGGAGCCACTGGGTTGTGCTCCACCAATTGCGCCTGAATAATATTTAACGTTTTCGTACTTGATGGTCATGGTGTGTGTCATCAACTGATTGCCTTGACTGTAATCATAAGTGTCGTGTTGCCAGTCAGTGATTAAAGGATTGATCATGGTGTACTGTGCATAAGTCTTTTGCGACATACCATAAATGGTGATGTCATTAAAAAATGGTTGTTGACCGCTGGCTGGACCTGTAAGCAACGAGCTGGCCAAACTGTTTAACGAAGGATTGTTATATCCTTGACCGCTCAGTCCCCAATGCTGAACTGCACGACTTGGTGCATAGGTATCATTGCTGTTGTAACTGAATCCGCTTAGGGCCGTGCTGATTTCTCCCAGTGTACCAGACTGATTAGGAGTGTTACCATATTTGTAAGTTGGATCACTGTAGTAATACTGATAGTATTGATACCACATGTTACGTATGAGATCGCTGTTGTCATCGTTGAATACGATCTGAGCAGGATTATAATTTATTTTGGTTTGCACCAAACGTTTGCGATTGTACTGATTCATTGTGGCCACATCAATGGTGTAGCCCGGTAACTGTGCTGTTTTAACAAGGAGCCCGATGGTACTTGATTTACCACCAGATATTAAATTAGCTACCGCTGGTATGCTTGTGTTTAAATTAAAATAAACATAAAATAAAAATTTATTACGAGGAACAAGATCGTAACCGGCGCTTCTAAAAGTCTTAGCAGCGTGAGTATAGTCTCGTAATCCTTCGCCAGGCGGAAATGGCTGTAGGGTATCTTGGCCGAACGCCATAGGTTATTAACCTGTGGCTACGTTGTTAACTGTCAACGGAATTGATGCGCCAACCCCAACGTCTGCACCTGTAGTAGTTTGCAGAGCATTGTCATAACGAATAGTCATTGCCACTGTCATTGCTTCGTTACTACCGTAGTTGGAATCGCCGTAGTTAACCGCTTGCAAGTAACAACCCAAGATGGTCCATGTCTCTAATGCAACAGGAGTATTGGCGCCGTTGCCGCCATCTAGTACTTCAAATACTGTGGTAAACTTATAGTCAATACCAGAAGCCGCACTGCTTTGTTCCATGAAATCCAATTGTTTCTGTAACTGTTCACCAACCAAGCGACTTACATTGCCACCTGCATCATCACGTACTTCGCAAGCGATATCTTGCCAAGCATGTTTACCAGCCAAACGAATTGTGCTGTTGTAGATAGGAAGATCGATGTTTTCAAATGTCACATTAGGACGAGCAAAACTTACGACTTGCTTGGTTAATTCTGTTGTAGGTTGTGTTACGCCCAAGCCTAAAAAAGTAACGCGAAAGCGATACTTGAGTTTTGGCATCAGCAGACCCTGCGTTGAGTTGCTTTGATCGCTGGCCAACGGTACGGTCAGTTTGGTAAGTGAAGCTGTTGCCATTTGTTTATTCTCCTAATATACTTTATTTATGGTAGTTGACATGGGTAAAAATTGTGTCATTTTTACCCATTGTCAATTATGCTACGCTTTGAGCAGCTATAGTTCCTGTGTTCTGAATACGCATTGGTATGTAAATGAACTCAATTGCTTTGACCGGCTCGATTGCAATATCAACATACAACTCGTTAGCATCAATAGTTGCTGGAGTGTTGTTGGTCAAATCGCAAACAACCAAGTAGTCATACAAACCACGCTTGTTAACCAAATCAGTCATGAGTGCTGTGATTTGATTAGTAATTGCGGCACGAGTAATGTTGTCGTTTGGTTCAAACAAATACTGATTACCAATAATTTCTAAACGTCCACGAATAAATGCTACCAAACGTGCCACGTTGATACGATCCAATGCTGTAGCTGTACCTTGTAATGTGTGGTTACCAAAGTTAGTGATACCTGTACCTGGAATGAATGTAATTGGGTTAACATCATTTGTGTACAATACATCACGCAGGCCTTGATTTACACCCAATGGTTGGAATTCACCAGTTTGAGCTTGTAAATAACCAATCTGTAGAGCATTATCCACTACACCGCGACGTAGGCCGGCTGGTGCGAACCATGGATAAGCAACACTATCACTTCGAATAATTGTGCGAATCATCATGTGACTTGGTGCTGTAACAACAACGTTACCTGTCAGATCAGTTGTAGTACAGCTTGGATAAAATGCTGCCGCATACGCATCACCAGTGGCCAAATTACCATCACCAGTGATAAGTCCTAAACCATTGTTGTTAGTGGCCCAAGCTACTACATCTGCTGGGTCTAAACGCAACGGAGTATCTACAATGCTAAATGATGTTTCACCGCGATCATTGTTGAGTGCTACCATGTTAGGTGCTAACTCAGGATATTGTGGGCAAGCAATCAAATTGTACTGCGCTTGATTTTCACGCAGTTGTGTACTGGTATCAATTGCAACTCTGAGTGCTTGCACAATCAGGAAGCGTTGAGCATGGCGGCCCATGTTAGGACTGCCGTCGGCACGATTACCACTTGCTGTTACCCAGGTATCTGTTTGACTAGGCAACACATCTGGAGATGGGTAATCTGTAGAATTGAAGTAGTTGACCTGGAATGACTTAACATTGAATCCACTTCTACGTGTGTTAAACAATAAAATACCTTCTGGATACAGTAAAGGATTAGGTGCATCAAGATCCAAATAGTCGCTGGTAATCAACGGTGTTGCACCGGTAGCAATAGGCGGAATAGGATCAGTGATAGGGTTAGTTGTGCCGTTAGGAGCCCAACGTGCATCAGCAAATAGAACGCCATTGATTGTGGTCTGGTCTGCATTGTTGATTTGAATCCATTGATCTTGTCCGTCAACATTTTCCCAACGATATAACAATGGATAATTTTCTAAATCTGAAGTATTGATCCATAAATCACCGTAAGCCAAAGCTGTTTCAGACTCATCAGTTTGCGTAGTTGGTGCGGTAGCACTGAATATAGGACCAGCAGCATTTGTTAAACTCAAATCGTAACCACGTACATCGTTGGTAACGTTTTGATAACCCATCCACTCGCCATCATTTTGAATCATGATGTCGGCTGTAGTTGCATCACTATAATACCAGTATGTTCCATTTGCTGGATCAATATTAGGTGCGCTGGCAGAGGCTGTGTATGTAAATGTAGGTGTTCCGACCCAGTTACTGAATACCAATCCACCGCCGCCTGGGATTGGTTGACGTACGCCAGTAACTGCTGTGGTAAATCCTGCATCGGAAATTGGAGTGTTTGCACCGTCGTTTACAAAAATATCTCCACCAGTGGCATGTGTAAAGTAAATTGCGCCGGCAGCATTGACATTGGCTGTAACGTTTGGAACGCCTGCGGCACTGACAGCAGCCACAAAATCAGCTGAGGTTGTACCATTAATGGCAACTGTTACAGGAGTGGCCACTGCGGCTGTTTCTGGCTGTGTTGCAGTTAAAGTAAATGTAGAAGCAGTTACAAACACTGGTGTAGTGTTGGCTCCAGTGACCACAGTTGGACCTGTTGCCAAACGTTCAAGAATCAACAGGCCAGCAAGAGTTTGTTCATATGGATCAATTTCTGCATAGGTTGTACCAGCCGGAATTGACTGACCACCTGTTACTGGATCCAAGGCATACAATGCGTTGGCATCATCGGAAAATACAGGGCATGCCTGCAATACAAATACACCCAGTGTGCTGTCAAATCGTTTAATTTGAATCAACATGCCTTGATTGACTGAGTTGGTCTGTTGGAATACACTGCCAGTAGGTTCTGGTTGTACGTCTGTGGTGCGCCATCTTGGTGCAGAATAATTTGGCCCAGCAAAATAAGCAGGTGCTGCATATTCGTCACTTGTAATACCCAATGTTGCCAATGGTGTACCAGTGATATTAGCAATAGAAATAACACCTGTGCCTTCTGTACTTCCGTCGTTAGTAGCTGAACTGTCAGCGTACAATGATAATTTTCCACCAATGTTGGCAGCATAAACACCGTCGTTGTTCAATGCTCCATTGATAAGTGATACCAATCCAGTTACAGTGTTGTTTGGAGAAACAGGAACTGTCACTGTGGAACCGTTGATGGAGAAACTATTTCCAGCTGTTAAACTAGTTGGTGCCAATGTGCCTTGAATAGTAGGCCAGGCTGTTTTCCATTCATCGCTACCAATCAGAACCCAGGTATTGTAAAGGTCACCGGCGCTGGCGCCGTCTTGTAACCAGCCTGGGGCTTGTGCTGTGGTAGGCCCACTGCGCTTGTAATACATTGGATTGTATATGTTTGTAGCTACTACTGCATAGTCCCCAATACTACCATAACTAGGCAATGGTACTGTGCTTCCTGTTTCTAAATACACTGTGTCCACAATAACACTAGGAGTCTTTTTAGTAAATGCAGATGTAGTTTGATTCCATTCGTTAATTCCCCATGTGGTATTGGTGGTGTCTAACCAATAAGATCCATTAGCAGGAGCGCCAACTGGTCGATTTAATGTAGCTGTAAGAGCGGCTAGGTCAATGTTTGCACGTTGTACATAGGCAATGTTGGTTACTCCTAGTGCCGAGTAGGCGGCCAATAAGCCGTATTCGTTAAGTTCGTATCCGTTGATTGGAGTACCAGCTGTGGTATTATAGAAGAACGGTACGCCAAATGTAGATAACAAATCGCGTTGACTGGTCATCAAATATAGTTTATCAGCGTTGACCGCTAATGTTCCTGGAGCAATTCCAGTTCCAGCGCCTGAGATTTTATTTTCAGCAGTTACCAATAGAATATACGGTACTGAACTAGCGGCTGCGGGCGTGTAATTACTTTGGTCAATTACACTGACTTGTACACCTGGGGATAGTAAGGCCATAACAAATTCCTTTTTATTAATATAGATATTTATCGGTTGCGGCAAAAAGAATGGCATATAGCTACCCTTACGGTAAGGTTTTTCTTTAAGAAACTGCTAAATATCAGTATGAGACCTATATGTCCAGCCTGCAAACAACGATTATGTGCTGTAAATTGTTATCGAAATGATAAAATATATTATCGCAGTCGCTGTGACTACTGTATTAGAAAAAATCGCAAAATTAAACCAGCAGAACCTAAATGGAAAGAGTCTGGATATAAGAAAAAACCCACATGTGATAAATGTGGGTTTAGGGCTAAATTTTCAGCACAACTACTAGTATATCATGTTGATGGAAATTTAAATAATTCTGGACTTAGGAATTTAAAAACTATTTGTCAAAATTGTGTTGTTGAACTTGCTAAGTCTGATGCGGTGTGGAAGCCTGGTGAGTTAGAACCAGATTTTTGATCTGTCTGTAAAGATTGTCTAAACCATCTGCATTATTATCAATAACTGCATCAAACTCAGTGCCAATCCAACCAGTTTCACTGGCATGGACTTTGTATTCTTCTAGACGATTTTTGCTTAGGCACCATTCGGTGTTACAAGTTGGTCCGCGATTTACAATTTCAGCAAGCTCATACCATTCAGGTTCTGGTCCACGGACTACACGAATTACAACACCTCCAGCATTGCGAATTGCTTTGATTTCGTTAGGAAAGCGGCAGTCTGAAATTACCACATCGTCTTGGGTTTTACGAAGTTTATTTTCTAAACTTGCAATCCAAATATCGTCATGAAAACTGCGGCGGGCAACTTCTGTGCCCCATACTTGCAACACATATCTAGGAGTTAAATCGGGCATATTTAAACGGGCGGACCACCACGGGTCCACTTGCTCACGCCACTCGCGGCTTTCTCTGGTTCGTCCTTCAATTAATTCGCGGTCCCATCCAAACACACAAGCTACTGCATCTTTAAGTGTATGGGCAAAAGATTCTCGACGGAATTGATGTATGTTTTGTAAGTAGTCGGCAATAGTGTCCTTGCCAGATCCAATTAATCCACAAATTCCAATGATCAT